AGGGTTCAGTGCTACACTGGCTGGTACTGCGCAGTGGAGTGACTACACGAACTCCAACCCCATCACGGACGTGCGGACGGCCATGAAGAAGATCCACGATACGCTCTTCATGGACCCAAACACGGTGATCATGGGCTACAACGTCTACTGGCAGCTTCAGGAGCACCCTGATCTCCTGGCGCGTCTGACGTATCAGGTGCCACAGATCGCCTCCGATGCTCAGATTGCATCCGTGCTCGGTATCCCGAACTTTGTGGTTGCCGGTGGAGGTTCTCTGACCAACGTCTACGGACAGGCAGAAACGTTCGGATACACGTGGGGTAGGGATGTCGTGTTCGCTTGGGTTCCACCGAACCCTGGACGCAAGGTTCCTGCCTTCGGGTACGAGTTCGTTCTGCCCTACGGTGGCGGAAACGTTCAGCCGGTCGAACGTTGGCGCGAAGAGAAGCGGAAGTCAGACGTGGTGCGAGTCTCGCGCCGCTACGACACCAAGCTCATCGCCGTCGACGGTTCAGGTGACTCGGTTGCCGGGTACCTGATCAAGGACGCAGTTGCCTAAGAGGAGGTGAACAATTTGGGTATCGCAGTCGGTGACATCCACTTCGATGACAAGATCATTGAAACTGGCAAGAAGGTCTCGGCGGAGGGCGTAGGTGGTAAAGAGAACTATGCTCGTCTGGTCGAGATCGGTAGTGTCGTCGAGAGCGAGGAGGACACCCTTGCTGCTCACTCTCCTGCAGCTACAGCCGGCAGGGCAGACGCAGCTCCTACTGACCCTACCACTCCTGATGTTGCTGGGGTGAACAACGCCACAGTTGAGGAGAAGGGCAAGTAGGTGTCACTCGCTACCTTCGAAGACGCCAATGTTCATCTGGATGGTAAGAAGATTGTTATCCAGACAGAACATGAGGCGGAGCCCTACGCACGATCTGCAGATAGGATCGTGCGTGGGGCTCTCTTCGATTTGTACCCGGATGTCGTCAATCTGTGGGAAGCTCCAAGTATTGCAGATCCAACTCCTACCGATCCGACTCCGGGGCTCGTCCGAGAGATCGCTGCATTGTACATGGCACACTTCAAGTATGCATCGGTCTACTCGGAGGAGTCCCAGGACCCTAACAGTTATGCAGCACGACTTCTGAGTCGTGCCGAGAAGTTGGTTGAACAACTCAAGGATGGGACCCTTGAGTTGGCGGACTCTCCTACATTGGTGGAGATCGGTCAGCCTCAGTTCTTCCCCGACGATGAGTACGTCGACATCGACACCTTGGAGCCTATTAGATTCTTCACGGTGGAGCAGGAGTTCTGATGGTTGCTGGAGGAGGAAGAGTATCTCTCAGTGTAGAGTTCGTACCTGCTCCTGCTGTTGTGGCTGAAGGCTTCTTCATGACAGCAGAGAGGCTTCAAATGTTGGATGAGCCTCTTCGGAATAGTATTCCTGTTGCGACCAACGAAGTGGAAATGAACTTCGCGATGGAAGGTCGTCCTACGAAGTGGGAGGACTTGGCTGAAGGTACTGCCATGATTCGTGGAAGTGATCATCCTATCCTCGATAGGACAGGTACGCTCCGAAGTGAGGCTGGTCAGGAATGGGCCTTCCGTAGACATGATTCCCATACGGTCTCTGCCGAAATGGTAGACCCCACAGGGTACGGAGCATTCCATATCACAGGGACAGCCGTTATGCCTATTCGTGACTGGTCGTACGTCAGTGAAGATGGAGTCGATGCTATCCAAGCCGTCTTCATGGACTGGCTAGAGGAGGCGATCGCTACGTGACACAACTAGGGGAGCTAGCGGTCAGTGACTACGCCATCACACAGAAGATATATGACATCCTGGAGGCTCATAAGGAACCTCTTGGTCTGGAAGACGTATGGTACGGTCCTCAGACCTTGATGCCAAATTTTCCGTGTGTAACAGTCGAGCGTCGTCCCAAGGCTCGGGCCTTCAACGGAACGAGACGTTGGGATTTGACCTTCTCGGTAGGCATCACTCTGTTTCATGGTCGCGTTCAAGAAGCTCAACTCACCCGTCAAGAGAACGAAGGTCACGCATACCAACTTGAAAAGTTCATGATGAAAGATGATGCAATGTTGACTCTTGATGGGATGGTCATATTCGGCTTCATCACTTCTGTCGAACCAGGTCTGTTAGCTCAACGCGAAGTCATGTACGCAGCAACCCGCCTCATATGGACCGGCAGTTCGAGGGAGGTGTTCTGATGCCGAAGTACGAGGTTACAGTAAACAATCCGGCGGCCGGAGATGTCGAACTCGATGTTGCCGGTATCTCTGGGTTGGTCAAGAACGGTGACTCTGTAACTGTAGACCTTGATACGGAAACAGCCAAGAGTATTCAAGGGGAGTTCGTCACCGTAAAGAAGGTCGGAACCAGCGAGAAGACTGGAGGAGGTGACAAGTAATGCCTTACGAGCTTGGAGGTACCGGTATCCTAGGTGTTGCGTTTGAGACTACCTATGGTACTTACATCGCTCCTACTAAGTGGATTCCGATCCGATCGGAATCTCTAACAGAGGTCGAGGACAAGATCTACCGGACTAACATCCGAGGTCTTGCTGACCGCTCGGGAGCGATTCAGGGATACACCCACATCGAAGGTGATATCGAGTTCGAAGCAACGGCAGACAACCTGTTGTACTTCTTGTACGCCATGCGGGTGAATGTGGCCAAGACAGGGGCTGGTCCGTACGTCTACACGTACACCCCGGCTCACGTGGCTTCGCCTACAACGGCTGCAGGAGCTAACGTCAGGAAGTCGTTGTCCATCCTAGCAGTTCGAACGGCGCGTCCGTTCGGTTACCTCGGATGTAACGTGACTCGACTGAGTGTCAGGATTGACAACGGTCTGATGCTCTGTACGGCGACCATCATGGGGATCGCAGAGGCTCAACAAACTCCTCCTGGTGCTCCGACGTGGCCAACTACACCTCCGTTCGGTCCGTTGCATAACGCTATCGAGATTCCAAACGCCACTGCGCGTACGGACATTGATACGTTCACCTTGGACATCGACGATGGTGGCGAGGCTGCAAACCGTATCAAGACAACTGGAGGTCGTGGACCTTCGTTCATCCAGTGGGGTGAGCGTGAGATCACTATGTCGATGGAGCATGACTTTGATGCTCTGACCGACTACGATACCTTCCTGAACCAAACCATTCAAGCCATCGAGTTGTCTGGTACTGAGAACGCAACCACGAACAAGGTCTCGTTCCTCATCAACGCTACAGTGGTTGACAGCTATCAGGTCAACCTGTCAGGTCTCGGTGACCTTGTGAGGGCCTCTGTGGCCTACCATGGGATCCACAACACCGCGGATATCTACACTATCGTGGTGAACTCGGCCGAGAGCATTACCTAATACCTAGGCAGAGGGGAGAAGTACAATGCCTAAGGCAGTTGCAGACCAGGAGGCCGTCAGGGTAGAACTCAAGTCCTGCCCTGACGGCTTCGTGCTTCTTAGACAACTCACCTATGGTGAGTATCTGAAGAGGCGAGACATGGCCCAGACGATGGGTGCTAAGGAAGGTCCTGATGGGAAGCCTGCTGGTATGCAGGTTGAAGTTCACTCCGAGCGGGTCGCGTTCTATGAGTTTGGTCGACTCATCATTGACCATAACCTCGAGGATGTCGATGGTCGTAAGTTGAACTTCAACGATCACCAGGACATCGTGAAGTTGGACCCTCGCGTGGCCTCTGAGATTGAAAAACATATCACGGACATGAACGAGTTCCAGGAGAACCCAACGGATAACGGTCAGGTCCCTTTACACTCTACCTCCGCAAAGCCCTCCAAGCCTCAGACAGAAACTCTACAGTCGACCTGACCGAACCTTTGATGCAGGAAGCTGCAAAGGTGATTGAGATCACTACTATGTGTGAAACCTTCAATTGCCTTCCTAGTGAGCTTCTGGCAGAAGATCCGTACTGGATCGTTCGAATGCAGCAAGTGCTGAGTACTCGGAACGACCTTCAGAAGGAGAAGGACCAACGTGCCAGCAGGTCTAGGCGCTAATGATGTACGAAACATTACGCTGCAGATCAATGCGGTAGATAATGCTTCGCAGGTCATCAACAAGGTTGGCGGGAATGTCAACCAAGCCTTCGCCCAGTTCGGTAAGGGTATGGTGCTGCAGAAGATCGGTACCGAGCTAACTCAAATCGGTCGGAAGATGAACGACGTTACTCGGTCCGCAGTCGAGATGGCTTTGGACTTCAACCGTAGCATGCAGTCAGTGCAGACACAGGCGCAGTTGTCAAAGAAGCAGTTTGACGCGGTGACTGCTGGAGCCATCGAGATTGCTAAGCGGTTCGGGCAAGGCACTGAAACCATTGCAGAAGGTCTGTATGACATCTTCTCGTCAACGGAGGTAAGCTACAAGGGTGCCCTCCGTATGGTTCAGGGCTACGCTCGAGCCGCTACAGCCGGTGCAACCGACGTTCGTACCGTTTCACGTTCTGCCATCG